ATGAAAATACATTGTTATCGGATGATGTACGCCCATCGTCCATCTTTAATACGTTAAGATCAACGCCACCGCCATTTATAGGCGTTGGCGTTGTTGTACTAATACTTACCGAACCGGAATTGCGTAAATACTTATTCCGAAACGAATGAGGCACTTTCTTATTTTCTACTTCTATCATGTTTCTATTAATGATACGTTACAACTTTCATTTGCGTAATCAATACTCATTTGATCTACTACCATTTCTCTTTTGAGGGAATTTTCGTAAATCCTAGACAGTATCGAAAAGCCACGATTCAAATTATTGCTGTATCTAAATTTAGGAGCCTTATAATGTGTATAAAACTTGTCTATTAGTATTTGTTCCGGCAATACATTTTTATCGTGCAACGGGCTATATACCGTTTTTAAATAATCAAATTTATCCCCTGATTTGGTAGCGCAATTTGAGTAAGAAGAAATATTTTTTGCGTTTGAATTGATTAGTAGTTCGATGTCGTCCATTTCTGTTACATTATTGTCGTTTATCACGTTGCTGTAAACTACGTCGGAGTCGTCAACTGCATTATTAAATATATCGTATGTAACTTTATTGTTAGTATACTTAAATGTGAAATCGGATATATGAAATGCAGTACAAGGGTGACAGCCCCCATCCGTTCGATACATAGGATATTTTCCTAAATGATTCGGAGTGCTTAATTCAAAGCGTATCTTTCCGCATAGTATTTTATCATCTGGAAGTTTAATCGCGACTCCGTCCGTTGAGTCGTACAGATTAAATCTATAACTAACAGTATTCGTTAATCTCTTTTCATCATCGAAAACTTTATCACCTTCTTTGTTTATATGAACCAAATAGAAACCATCTTTAAGCGTACATTCGTCGTGATACCATTTTTCGACAAAAATATCTTCGCCGTTTTCCCTATACGCATAAACCTTATTGCTATCGGCGAACCCGCCGGAAGCCTTTTCGCCGCTAGCTGAATCATATTCGCCCTTGCTTACAAATCTCCAATCTCCAAATGCATCCTTATATCTATACCATGTAGCCCCTCGATAAGTTAAGTTGTGCGTGATTTTATAATAGCCTCGATTTACTCGATCCGTATAATACTTTTGATTTCTCCATACTTCACCATCATAATAGTAATCATCTATATATAATTTGCAAGGAACCATCGTATTATCAAATCCGGCGCCATATTTTGTATTAGAGTATACTTCATCGGACGTTTTTATTATATCGTTCGGAAGAAAAGAGCCGGACATTCTATAAGCGATATTTATTATGAAATATCCTCCTTTGAATAAAGAATACTCTCCGTTTTTCAATGTTAAAAGAGTCTTTCGAGAAGCACTAATTATATTATACGCTTGCAGGAATGAAACGCAGGTTTTCCAACTTAAAGAAGACGGTTCCCCATCCTCTGTTGTGTAGTCGCTGTACTTCTGCCATACCACACCGGAATATATATCATTAACGTTGTCGATAGTCACTTCAACACCTTCTGCCGGAATATCAAGAAATGAAAAGCTCGGTATCAAATACCCCCAATTACTATTAGATTTAAAAAACGAATTAAGAAGGGTGTAATTCTTTCCGTCTATATCCTTACCAGATATATAATATTTATTGGGATCGGAGTTTTGATTTACTATATCCTTATCGTCGTCGAGCAATTCCGGGCATAAGTTGGTTATCTGATTCATATTAGCAACAACAGATACTTTATTATACACATCACCAAGCGATATACTTCCCGCGCTTTCAGATACGCCAATATTACGCACATTCAATAGTGCGGAAGGGATTGTTATACTTTCACATGTATCGCTTATTCTATCATAAACGAAAAAATGAAGCTCGTCGTTTTTGATAAAATCATAGTCGATCATATAATAAGCATCCTGATACTGAATGAACGTCATACCGATATATTTAGAGATTTCTTCTAAAACATCTCTACTATTCATCGGCTCGTTAGCTTCATCAAAGAAGTTTCGTTCATGTATATAAATATCTTCTATCAAAGAAGTAGAAACATCTTTCGAGATTCTATTAGTTTTTTGAAAGTACAATTTGTTTAGAATCTTTCCGGGATCGGCAATATCAAGAATGTGCATTATTACATCTTTAAAACTTTTAAAATAGACCTCGGAAGAATTAATATAAGAGTACTTCTTATTTTCCAAAACGGAAATAGTATCGATTGCCTGTATCTCCACTATATTAAGCGGAGTTATATAATCGCTCGAATATAAATTTGGACTCATATATCCAAACCACTCTAAAACATCATCGGTTTTATTATACAAACGAACTTCTATATTTTGCCCTTCGGCTGTATATAGGTCTGATAAAATCTTATCTGTCAATATGCTTGTTACCGAATTAGACATTTTCAACGGCTTGTATAGAGTGTCCGATTCATACTCAACAGTAAACGGGCTATCTGTTAGGGTGAGTTCTTCGGAATACGTTGCAAAGACCGTATGAATTTCAATTCTATACGTCTTGTCTTTCCTACTCTTAAACTCTGAATAATATCTTAGTTTCATCTTACTTTACTTTTCTGATTATAATGATTACTCAAAACTCCTTCTAAATCTCTTCCATGTATGCGAAACGTTACGTTTGCGGGCTGATTTCCATTTTCTGCAGACGGTGCAATCTTTTGCGATAAGGAGCCATATAAACCGCTATTAAGCATTTGAAACAAATTACTTTGCTGTGATCCGTTTAGAATCATCTCGCCTGAATTGAGTAAAGCCGGAACTTTATCGCCTGTGAATGATGTGCCAGGCACAATACCACCCGTTGCGAATTTAGGAATACTAGCCATTGCAGCGACGACGGCAGCAACGGCGGCTCCCGCCAATAACCAACCGACAACGGGCGTTTCTGCTGCGGAAGCTACGCCGCTAACTACTGCTTCGGTCTGTTTCGCAGTTATTAACGATTGAATAGCCGGAATAGCTTGCGCAATACTGGATATAACATTTGCGCCCCATTGAAGATACGCCGCCGCACTTTCATTGGTTATTCCAGATAAAGACCCCATAATACTACCAACTGCAGATAGAGATTCGGCATACCTTTCATTCATGTCTATATCTTCTTTTTTAAAAAGCGGATCATATTTCGGCAACTTTAAGTTTTTACCTTCTTTCCCATGAGTAGGAACTTTATCTTTATACGTTGGTTTTACCGGAAGAGACAAAGCGCTGTCTTTCATTTCACCATGAGCACTTTTGAACGTTTCTTGCTCTACAACAAACTTTAAACTTATCCTCTTTGATTCGAGTTCATTAATTGTTGCTTGAATGGCGGAACGCGCTTGCATGTCGGTTTCAGCAATCAGTTTTTTATTTTGCTCTGCGATTTGCGTGTCATACCAAGCGATAGAGCCCTCTTTCGGTTCTTCCTTTGGCGTTTTACCGCCTATTCCTGACTGTGAAGCACGGTTCGCCGCTTTCGTCATACTAGATAAATTCCGTCCCGCCGCCTCTGCCGCCGTTGCAACGTTTATTAAATTCTGCAACCATTCATCACTCTTCTTTACTAAAATCGCGTTATATTGTATTGCATCCTGATACTTCGATAACATCGGGCTTATTGCCTTACTCAATGCATTTGTATCTGTTGTTGTAACCGTGTGCACATTCATTCCAGAACCCACCGTTTCGTAAGTTGTGAATTTGGATTTTAAACGATCGTATTCATCTACGAAGTCTTTATACTGTTTCGCTAATTGTGCCTTTTGTTTATCGCCTACCGAAGATACATCTAATCTCAACACTTTATCTATATCTATTGCCGAAACATCTACGCCGTCAAGTCCTATTGCCGCCTTTACCATTGCTTGTAATGCGTTTTGACTTCTTTGTTTATATTGTCCTACGATTTCCTCTTGGTCTTTCAGCGTCTTGTCTAATAGTTCCCTAGCTGCTTTCTTTTGCTCTTCCGTTGAATCCTTATCTTTTAAGATAGTTATTTGTTCTTGTATGGTTGCTTGATTCTTTGCATCAAAATAAGAGAATGACATCTTTGTATTTCCTAATTGATCCATCGCGTTGTATGCTTCGCGTGCTAGACGTATAGTTTCGGTTAACCCGTTCATGAACGGCGTCCAGTCTCCACTACCGATAGAGTAGAAAAATTGGTCTACGCCACCTTTTAAGCCGTCCATAGTACGGGCATATTCATCTCCTAGCGTCTGACTGCTATTCATTACTTTATTGAAACCCTCCGAGGCAGTTACAGCAATACCAAGAACCCCGGCGAACTTCATAACTCCCGATACTGCAACACCGGACATTTTAGAAATGTCGCTTTGAAAAGCGTTTACATTCTTCTTCGACTTATTTAGATTCGCGTCAAAGTCATTCGTTTTAAGCAATAATCGTGTTATTATATCAGACATCTTTATTCGTGTTTAATTGTGATTCTACTTCTTTTGCCTTAGCTCGTAATCGTTGCATCTCTTCGTCCGTTACGCTCGTATCTTTCTTTTCTTCTTCATCCCACGGGAACCGGAGTATATCGGTTTGCTTTAGCGTCTTTGTGCTATTAGATTGCGCTATAATGAAACCTAACAATCTAGTTTGTTCCCACGCTTCCCGATTGCGTCGATTCAATCCGTCTATAAACGATTCAACCTCGATAAAGTCCATTTTATCGAGGAAGTAATCGGGAGCGATCCCGCCCTCACCAACAACGCGCGAATAAAGTTCGCGTATACTTACGGCTTTCGTTTCCGCGTTGTCACCTTCTTTTTTTTTACGTCATTTCCTGCCGATTGCGAACGTAGTTTGATTTCATCCAAAATAAACTCTTTGAATTGTTCGAATAGAGTCAAGTCATTTTCACATAATTCGATAAATTCCTCAAATTCCATTTTGAACAATTCCTGATTAGAGGCAAGCAGGAACGAATAAAACAAAAGAAACTCGTCTAACATCTTTCCAAACTGGAACGGATAGCCGGATATAGATTCGAACACAAAGAACGCACGAAGCGTATATTTCAAAGAGAAATCTTTTCCGTTAAGTGATATTGTTTTCATTGAATAAGTCGTTTAGAGGGCGGCAAAACACCGCCCGTAAGTTATTTACTAGCTGCTTCCTTTGCAAGCGGTCCGGTTCCTTCGAAACTGATTGATAGTGTTGCTTTGTCTCCATCCGGCGCATTTGCTTCTAGTGAAGTGATAACCGCACTACCTGTATATGCACCTTCCGCTAGCGTCCATCCGGCGGCGGGCATTTCGTTTACGTCAGGATTGCCAACAACGCCAAATTTCAGAACAACAGGTTTATGCGCCAAGAACAAAGCGAATAGTTTATCGTAGCTATTCGCATCTGCATCCGCGCTAAATACGTTTTCACTGGAAGCGTTCCAAGAAAGTTTTTTAATGTCCTTTTCCGTCCAGATACCCGAATCTTTACTTTGTGTGTCGATTGTTTCAGCCGAAAGCCCCAATTTGCAAGATGTGGCAAGTGCGATGGCTTTACCGTCGATGAATAACATTAGGTCTTTTCCTAACACTGATTTTGCTTTACTCATAATTTTATCGTGTTTTAGTTAATTATTCAGTTTTAAATGAGAATACGAGGCTTTGAATAAAAGTATCTTCTATAAAATCCTCATTCGCGCTAATTAGTTTAGCGTCTATTACATTGAAGTTGTCATATTGCCCGCGCTTGTTTTCGAGCGCCTTACGCACTTCTTCGGCGATAGTGACAGAATTCAAGTAGTTATCACTAGCTACGGCAACCTCAACCGAAACGGTATCGCCCGTACCGTATCTATCTTTTGTATATTCAGGAACCAAAGAATTACGCCTGTAAATTACGAACGGAAAAGATATTTCCGTTTTGGTTGAGATAGCATATATCTTATCAGAAATCAACTTCACCAACTCCGTAGAGTCGCTTAACTTCTTATATACGTGTGCGCCTATTGATAAACTCATTTCTTTTTATTCGCTATTTTCGTTATTGAATCAATAATATTTTTCTCTAGTGAGTTCTCCGCTTCTTTCTGCTTCGATTTGACCGCATTAGAAAAGAAGCGAGAAGCCTTTATACTACCTCTGTTTGCGGGTTTATGGGTAGCGCTTTTTTCGTATGCTGTTCGTTCTATTGTTCCAGATTCAAAAAAAGGAAGCATAAAAGCGCGTGATCCCTTTTTACGTTTATCAATCAGGCTAACCCGTGCACCGGAAGCATTGCGATAGACCGCTATTTTTATTTCATTCTTTAGCGGTTTGAAAGACACGCCATTCTTAGTACTCCCAAATTCAGCGCCATTAACAGCATAGACTAAATTTTCCTGCGCCTGTTTACGAATGATAAGAATCGACTTTCTAAGAGCGGAGGAAATTGCCTTCTTTGCTTCTTTATCGTTCAACCGTTTAAGTAGTTCGTTTACTCGCGTTGCATCCACTTCGACGCGATACAAGTTGCGCCCGGTGTAATTGTCGTTACTCATTGATTACCTCCGCTTCTATAACCGTTGCTTGTTGCTTCCGGTCGTGGTTAATAGATAGAATCTTGTATTTCTGCCCGTCGTACTCGATTCGCATTTTAGCGTTAATCTCTTTGCAGATGCGAATCATTATTGTATTAACGGTCGTATTGTATATCTCGCCGTTCGCTTCTTTGCGTGCGCCAGACTTAAAGCGAATGTATGCGCGTTTATCGAATACTTTCACCCAACTTTCAGACGTGCCGCCCAAGTTATCGCGTTTTGACTCGCTACGGTAAAAAGCGATCATTTCGTTTAATAATCCTGCTTGCATTACGTATATCGTTTTAAAGGTTGCAGTAATAGTTCTATGTGCCCCGGAATAACTTGCGGAGTGGCAAATGTTACCGATTCACGGTTTGCGTAGTAATTCGCTATAAGGATGCGGATCGCGTGCCAGATACGCCGATCTATTTTTGCGTCCTTAACGTAGGTATCTAGCGGATTATTTAGATACGATTCGATAAGAAGTTGAACGGGTTCGATAAGCCCGGTTATATACGCGTCGTCCGTGTCGAAGTCAACGTTTAAATGCTGTTTGAGTTCTTCGAGTGTTACGTATTGTGCCATATTGGATAAATTAGAAAGGGCTAGAGCCGAAGCCCCAGCCCTTTAGTGAATGATAGGTTATAGAATTAGGCAGAAGCTTTTTTCTTTGCGATGGCAAAGGCTTCCGGGCGAGCTACAACAATATCATAATCAGTATTCAACACAAAGTTTACGACATTACTTTTCGCTCCGGTATACGGGTCTATAACTAAATCCATATCGCCGAACTGACCGATAGCAGCGTTGGAGAATACACCGAATCCGATAGAATCGGCGTCCATGTAGTTAGTAACAAGAACCGGATAACCGTTCACCATACCATTTTGGCAGATCATTTCAGCAGCCCCCGCCGCTTTGGGAGTGGATTTCAAAGTACCATACACCTTTGGAGTGCAAACATAGGCGGCTGTACCGTCCGTAACATCTACGCCCGCATCCATGACAGTAGATTCAAGTGCAACAATATTCGCGAACGTCAATGCGGAAGTATATTCTACATCCGGTTTTGCCTTTACAAACACGCCGTTACTTGCACCAGACAACGCAGCCCCCGAAAACATCCATTTGTTCAAAGTACGGGCAACACCAAGCGAAATTTGTTTTAAAACTACGTCCTGCAAAGAGTAGTTCGTTTGGTTGATCGCACGCTTAGACACCGGGATAGAAATAGATACACGTTTGGGTGAAGCCTTGATTTTGTCGATATTCAATTCGGTATCGGTAACCGCAACGTTTTCACCCTGAATTGTTGCTTCAACAGCCGCCAATGTTGGGAAAACAAGGTCACCTACAAGCCCGCTTTGCATCTTGATACCTAGTTTATCAATAATCAAGCCTTTTTCTAACGGTTCAATGATTTCACCGATTGTAACAGGAACCATGCTAGCCGCATCGGTTGTATCTGTAACAGTCACCGCACGTTCTACAACTTTAATACCGCCTTCCGATACTACTCCGTTGTATTCTTCCAAAGAGCGATGATTAACGACGTCAAAAACAGCCTGTGAAAACAACACGCGACGGTCTGACACCAGTCCCGCGTTAATATCTTCAAGCGCACGGCGTTCGACTTTCATTTCCAAAAGTTCTTTCTTTGTTTTTAACTGCTCAAACTGCTCTTTCTCGCTTGCGTCGAGTGCTCTTTTTTCCGCTTCTGCTTTATCCAACAGAGCGCGCATCTGCTCTTTGTATTGAGCAATAGTTTCAAATTCTTTTCTCATGTTTTAAATTGATTTGCGTAAATTATTAATTTCATTTAGATAGTCTTTATTCTCGCCGGACAACTCCGCTATCGTATCGTCCATACTCCGCACCGTTACGTCTGTACCATAAAAAGCAGGATCAACAACGGGAGATATATCGGAAATCCGATCAATCATGTGTACAGTACGAAGCAACAACCCGTCTTTCATTGAATAGGAAACTTTTGTTTTATCCTTTTCATTTAAAGCATACGCAAAAGACGAACCGAAAATATCACCGCGTTTAATCATTTCTACGGCGAAATCTCCATCGGGAGTACTAGGAGCCTCAAATCTGTATTTTAATCCGTAGTCGTCAAGTTCAAGCGACAAAGTTCCCGCACCACGATTAGAACGAGCTAACAATCTCTGTTTATTATGATCTAACAGAGCTTTAACATCACAACTACGCAATAACTCTTCCGTTATAGCTCCCTTTTCGATCACCTCAACAAAAGCGCGTTGTTTTTCCCTGTCGTACAATACACGGCTTTCTTGTCCGAATACAACCGCATAACCTTCGATTATTCTTCCATCTCCAACTTTAGGAGCACCTAACTCTGTATAACTTCGTATTTCCATATTTTGCAAATATCATTTTACTATATGTTTGTTTCTTCGTTTTTGGGTAGCTCTACTTTTTGACTAGCCGCCTCGATTGGTTGAACGTTGCAGGAGATAAACACTTTGTCGCCTCCTTCAACGGGCGGTTTTCCTAAAGCCCTACGAGTATCATTCGGGGAATGAGCTCCCATTTCTTCCAAAGCTTTATAATAGCTTGCTTGTGTCGTTAAATCGGTTTGATATAAGCATGACAAATCAAATGAAATACTATATAAGTGAGCGACTGAATTAGGAATCAGCTTGTAATTAAATTCAGCCTCGATTTGTTTCAATATTGGTTGCAGTGTATCAGTTAAAAAAGAAACATTGCTCATTTCAGAAGCTTTGTAATTAGTAGATTGTCCGGCAAATACCTTATCTGGGTGAACCCCGTAAAATCTACATATATCAAGAATACTGAATTTCTTTGTTTCCAATAACTGCGCATCAACCGGATTTATAGAAAGTTGATGAAATCCAACATCGCCGGGAACTGAAATAATGTCTCTTCCTGTGTTTAGTTGTTCCTCTATGCGATCTCCAACCGTAGAAAGTTGAATATCCGTCATACCTGCACCGGGCAACCCTTTATTTATCTCTTTTGCACCGGAAACAAGCCCCTTTATTTTACTTCCATTCTGAAAAGTTCGTAAATTCTGATTATCTGCACTAGCGGCTATGGAAAAGATACGGCTAGCATACATTATTGTACTTACTCCTGTATATCCCCCGTCCAAACTATTATTTTTAAGATGGATTATTTCGTAGGATTCAAAACGCCCATATATCCGGTTATATGGATCAGAAATAATATAAACATCATTCAACTTGTCATAGGTTACTGTATTATTTGCGCATAATACAAGTTCGCTAACACTGCCGAACTTTCGACGGATAACGATGTAGGCGTTTCCTTGATTTACGATTTGAACAACCATATTCCTAACCATTTCAAAACTATTCATTCGTCGGTTAGGCATACGGGTTAATATCGTATATAAATCGTTTTCCTCGTCTGGTGAGAAATATCCATCTTTTTTCCGTTTAATTATAAGCGGTAAAGACGCGATAGTCCCCGAAAGAATAGAAGTACATCTATATGCGGCTGAAAGTTTCATTGCTTGATTACTGTTATGCACATCTATTGGCTGACCGGGTAACGATGGTAATCGGGAGTTTATCGCCGCATCTTTATCCGTTGTGCTCATCTCTGCATTTAAGGCGCGTTTTTGCGTCTTTGAACGTCCCAATTCAAAATTAAAAGATAGTTTCATTATACCTCCATGTTATTAAATAAGTAGAATGTCATTAGGTTTGTTATAGTCGAATCAATCTTCGCGTTATGCGTTTTCTTGACTGGCTTCTTATTCATGTTCCGATCTTCGTCTAATACCGCATTACTAAAACAGTATGGCGTAATCGGATTAGGGCTAAAGGTGAGCTTACTCCGATACAAAGCAAGTTCAAAGGATTCGATAGGGCTTGTAAACGTTCCGTATGTCTGTTTAACAGGCTTAATATATTCACTCGCACCGCCTACGGAATAAGTAAGAAGATTCACAAATTCAGCCGATTTATAAGGATCATAGCCAACTCCCATAATTTGTAGATACTTTGCACGTGCAAGTATATCGTTTACTATTTGCTGATAGTCGATAATATCACCGTCACAAAGAATTAAATAGCCCGCTTTCGCCCAACCTTCGTAAAGTTCCCGATTCGGATGATCTTTCAAAGCTCCTTCCGGGAAATAGTAATCCGTATGTGAATGAAAAGAACCGCTTTCTTTCGAATAGATATTATAAGTAACCGTAGAAAAGTCGTCTCGAACGGATAAATCAACCGCCGCCATCGTTAGCGGATAAGTACCGATACTCTCAATTCTAATATCTTTGAATCGTTCTTCTATCTGCTTTGCCTCAATCCATTTTGTTGTTTGGTCGGTAGTAAATACGTTTAGTAACTTTGTTCGAAATTCCAGTGCATCCGGCGCGCTATATAGTGCTTTTTGATACGCGTCTATATAGAAATCTTCATAAACGGTTATACCCATGTGTGGTTGTACCTTGCGCCACGTTGCCGGATCGCCTTCCTCATCGTCTACGTCTGGCTCAAAGATGTGTGCAAATATGGAATCATTTTCAATCTCACCTCGTAGGATCGCTTTATACATTTTGAGCATTTCAACGAATGGAGCCGTTTCTTTATCGGATGCGGTCGTAATTACTACGGTTAAAGGGTTGAGCCGTGCGCCCATTGAGGACGTTAAAACGTTCTTCAATGCGGCGCTATCGGCTTGTGAATACTCGTCTACTATTACCATGCTTGCGTTAAGTCCGTCTAATTTATCCGGGTTAGAGGCAAGGCAACGGGCAAAAGAGGTTTTTCCCTTTATGCGGTTATATATGATTTCTCGATTAATTTTGAAGTGCCTAAACTTCGGATCGAGAGACTTTAAAATATTACGTATTTCATCAAAACAAACTTTCGCCTGATTATATGAGTTTGCAGCAACGTATGTTTGTGCGTTCGCATCACCGAACAACAAATCGTTAATCGAAAGACTCGCTACACTTGTTGTCTTACTGAATTTACGCGGAACGAATAGAAGAGCTTCGCGAATCAAACGCTTGTTTGTGTCAGGCTTGTAAAACGCGAGAATATTAGAGAACTGAAACACCTGTATCGGAGTCAGCTTGTATCTAGTCTTTCCCTTTGTGCCGGAGAATTTCAAACGCTCGTAGAACGTGACGAACTTCTTTACTTCCTTGATCCGAAATTCGTATTTATCGAGGAAAACAAAGAAGCGGCGAACGGCTAGCAACTCGTAAAGGTTGTGCGCGTCCGGATTGTTAATACAACCTTTGATATACACATTTAGTCTTTCGTCTGCCCTATCTAGCTTATACGAATCAACGTCGATGTTATGCAAGTCGGAGATAACCGACTGCTTTAACGCTATCAGTTCATCTCTATTCTCCTTGTTCATCGCGATCTATTTTGTTTACTTCGTTAATCAAGTCGTTTACTTCGTCGTCGTCAGATGCAGAAAGCGTTTGAAAGGTCAAACCAAGTTCGCGTAATTGTTTGCGCGTTGCTTCGAGTGCATCGAATAAAACTTTGAAAGCAGGATGCGCCGTGAGTTTATCATTATTTTCGCGGGACACTTCTTTCACGTATGACTTCATACGCTTCTTTGAAATATCGTTTAGTGCAATTTGAAACGCCATGTATGAACCTGCGCAAAGAGTTATACAGAGGTCTAAATCTTCCGTATATGTTCCCTGCGACTCCATCGCGGCGCGAATCTTTTCTTTTATGTCGTCCAAATCACACATTTTTATAGGCTTTTTGCATATAGGAAAAGATCGCAAGTATTTGGTAGCTCGGAAGATGCGCGCAAAAAGTTTACCCCCAACGCGCACCCCCTTGTTTCAAAAATTACTCGCGCGTGTAAATATGAGGTGAGGTGGGTTTAGCGTATCGCGTTAAAAAATAAAAAAAACCGCCCCCCTCTCGTCGAGGTTGAGCGGTTGTAATATAATCAAGAAATAAAAGAAAACCACACTGTACGCCTTCGTCAACTACATTGTGACAAGATTACGATTTGTCAAGTATCAATCCCATTGAATCTCGAGGAGAAACTACTTTATACAAATCGAGAATCTTCTTTGTATAATTCTCACCACGCAAATTCGATTGAATCGTTAATGATTTTAAATTTGCTAACTCTCTATTAATTTTTGAAAGTTCATCCAGTATATAACTACCTTCTGTTATTTCATTAGGCTTTATAGAAGACGGTTTTAATGTCCGACCAAAACTTTTCAAAAATGGAGAATAGTCGGATTCGGTCATAGAACGTTCATAAGTAGCATTTAATCGTTCAATCAAAGTAGTTTGAAACTCTATAATATCGTGAAATCTTAATGAAGAAGGATATTGTAAATGTTCTATTACGCCAGTGTCAAAAGAGTAATCGGTTTTTTCGTCTTTTATTATAATAGTAGGTTTATCAAATGCAAGTCTCATGCCCAACTCAAACATTACATTTGGATTCTTAGAACTAACATCACAAATTACAATATCATTATTATAAATATTAGTAACAATTCTATCATGAATTAACCCGATTGCATCATCATCACTAACTAATTGTGAAGTAAATTCCGTCTTGTCTATTGCTTCAGATAAGATTTTATACACGTCTTTCCAGTGTCCTTGTGCATAACCAAGAGTTTCCGCAATAGGCATTATTATTCCACACTTCTTTTTTTCATTAACACCTGTTTGCCCTGCTTCTTTTATTTTTGTTACTACCATAATCTTAAATTTAATAATATTACAAATATAAAAAAGATTCTTGTAAATAATACTCATTAAATACAAGAATCTTCTACGCTTGATATAAAATAGTCCAATTTACTTCAAATACTTATCCGCAAAACGTTCCGTCGCCCTCCGATTATTCGCCTGAACCGCCTCTTTCGAATGACTGAAAGCACGTCGATGCGCATCAGAGTGGCACGAATGACAGAGGCTTTGCAGATTGTTATAATCAAACATTAGTTGTCTCATTCCGAGTTCATGCGGCACGGACTCAACCGGGACAGTGTGATGTACTTCCGTTGCAAGTGTACTGCGATTGTTCGCTTCGCACACTTCACAAACCGGATTGCTTTGTAGCTTCTTAGCTCGAAGTAACTTCCATTTGTTGGAGTTAATCATCTTAATGTAATGCGGGTTTCTACTCATTGTTCGTCATAATTAAAAAGAATCTTATCACATTGATAACAATCGTGCAACTCCTTTCGTGTCGCCTCGATGTCGTCCGTTTCTATCTCAACTAAATGCGTCTCGGACACATCGCCCGATTTGCATTGAATACGCCTGATTATATACATAACGTTTCGATCCGGTCTAATCCGTTAATAAGTAATCTAATCCGTGCACAATTCCCGTCGCATCGAGTCGACTGCGTTTCCTGTTTGTGTATCCGGCTTGCACAACCTTTGCAGTTCTTAGACGAACACATTTGTTTATACACTTCGATAGCTTGCCGCCTCGTTTCGTCTCTCTGTATCCGAGCCGCTTCGATAGCGACTTTTCGGATTAAGCCACGCGAGCGGATGCGCTCGTTTGTGGCTTGTTCGATGTACTGTTTTACTTTACTCATTTTACCGTGTTATTTTTAGGTTTGTAATTCCACCCGTTTAACTCGTAGACTTTCCGTTTCGCCTCTTCCTGTGTTGCCGCATCATCTACCTTTGTGTCTCCGTCTGGATCGCGACGATAGATATTGAAGTGACGAAAACGAGGGGAATAATAATACTTTGATTGATTTTGTGTTTGGTTCATTTCTAATTTGTTTTTAATATTAATCTCTTGCTTCAGCCATCTTCCGACCTTTTGTAGTCGCCGAATAGATATTCGGCTTATCGCCACTGAAACATTTAGTTTTTATCCATTCATTCCGTTCGGCTTCCCGGATATAGAAGGATATTCCGTATTCAGATGTATGTTTTAACCAATCCAACTTTTTGATTTGTTCAAATGTCATAGGACCGCCATAAACGAGCGATGACGTCAACATTTCAACGCTTTCTTTCAATGAATATTCACTCATATTTATCTTATTATACGTTAATTAAAAAGCTCCACCATCACAAGCAAATAAAATAGAGTCCACGACTCTGTTTCCATCCATTAACCCGTTTTCTTTTTCACATGAGGGATTTTCTTTACTTCCTTTCAGGATATTCAAATTGCCGTCAGCAAAGAGGATTAATGATTTTGGCTTCTTCCGGATTAATATCTTCAGTTCTTTAATCCATTCCTCTTCTTTCTTTGTTAGTCTGATTATTTCCATATTGTTATGATTATTTCCTTTTATTCATTTTCTTCCGCTTCCGGTCTTTTTTGATTTGATTCGCAGTACGTCCACCTTTCGAAGAGGAATTTTTCCAAGAAGGTGGGATGGTTTTCCAAGGAGTAGACTTTTCTTCATCTACCATTTTCAGTTCCCTATAGGGAATATCATAAGGTCTGTTTTCGTATCTATATGTATTCATTTCTGTTTTGTTATTAGTTATTCAATCCGTTCACCCAACTTTAAAACATACACTTCTTTCTTATCAGGTGCACCCCACTTCTTCCGACCAACTCCAACAGAGATACGATCCAACTTAAACAACATAGTTCGCGCGGTGTACCCATACCGGAAACGAACGTGTGTATAATGATCGCAACTACCAACCGGACAACCGTCACAACCTTTTGCGCTTGGATGAAGTCCGCAACACTTTAAGCGTTTGATCCAATACGGTTTTATTTCCCGATATTCTTCTTTCTTTTCGCCGGATTCGATCATTAGAAACCAAACCGCCATTAATGGTAAATCTAGTATTCGCATAACTTTATTATTTATTAATTCTACACAAACATTCTAGGCTGCATCCGCGACAAAATGATTTTATTCGCATCTGCATAGAACTTCTTCTTTATCTCAAATCCGTATGCTTTTCGCCCGCATTGAGCAGCTGCAAGTAATGTTGTACCACTTCCGGCGCATGGGTCTATTACAACATCACCCGCATCGGTGAAAAGTTCGATCAACCGCTCAAGCAACGGAACTGATTTTTGTGTCGGATGAATCCGCGGTGTATCTATGTCTCTAGGATAATCGAAACAATTAAATACCATCCGACCGCCATTATTGAATTTTGGCAGTTTATCCCGATACAAGAGTACACCATATTCACAATTACCAACGACCTTCATATTAGCCTTTAAAACTTGTGCCGAAAAGTTCTTTTTAAATACCAGATTGATATATTTGTTCAGCCCGTATTCCTTCGCTTTCTGTATAAGTTCGAATTGTTGCTGAAATTCACAAAAGACAATCATACAGGGGGATTTTCCTTTTTCTTTTGGCTCTTTAACGAGCATCTTGCTACAAAAGTGAAGAAATTCAGTAATTCGAAAATCCTTATCGGTATCGAAAAACTCTTTTCCGGCTAATTCGCTTTCTCCGTTAGAATTGTCTCCGTCGATATACCAAGATGGATTAGAACCGTATGCGTTCTTCCCAATGTTGTAGGGAATATCCGCAATGATTAGTTGTGCTTTCGGAATACCGTATGTTTTATAGTTCTGGAAATGGTCGTTAAATAGTTCTACGTCTTTCATCGAAACAATAATATTAATCGTTAATAATCTCGTCCTCATTCTCTACTACTTCGCTTTTTACAGGTTTCTTCACCGGAACGCGAATCGCCTTTTCCGTGAACTTACTCGATAGATACCTATTCGCTTGCTCCCAATCCGCAAAGTGTAAATTCGGATCAGTATAGAGCGAGATAATCGTAGAGTTTAATTTGTCGAGTGCTCCGAAAGCGCTTGAATTTATCGTACCGTCTAAGGGTGAAAACTTGGTAACTAAACCGTTGTAATTCTCTGATACAAATCGGTCTATATACTTCCGATTTCGTTCGTTTGCCGCGACGGGGTCTGCTGATACATCGTGCAAATAATTTGTGTTTGATAGTTTTTTAACCATATTAAAATCCTTCTAATCGTTTCTGTCCGTTCATTTCGTCTACCTTGTGTTGTGGTAGTTTTCGTTTTGGTTTTACATACTCGAAATGTCGTTCCGCCTGTGATAGATCGTAGAACATTTCTTTGATTTCGTCCGGTATCACTTCTTCATCATCATCGCCGGGCATCGGATCGGCAACCCGGAGAAAGCAGCCTAAAATGTACTGCATAATCTCGTATGTGCTTTTGAAATGATAGTCAGCGCGAATCTTATCGAGCCTTTGCCATTGTTCCAGATCAACGCGAACCGGAATCTTTTTAAAGTACACAAGTTTCTTTTTTCTGCTTCGCATGGTTTCGTTGTATTAATTATCTTCTACTAGCTCCGTTCAAGTCCAATACGTTAAACATTTCATTTATTCGATCCGCGATATACGCGCCGTAAATACGCTGTATTTCCTTAATCGTTAAGTTCGTTGTAACATGAGTTATTGCCTCATGTCTCAACTCGTACCTACATTGGAAAATATACTGCATCACGTTTAGTTCAGTACCGAAATACTTTGCCGGGATTGGCTCGCGTCCTAGTTCATCAAAACAGATCATTCGCGGCGTACCGTTGTTGTAAGTATACAATTCTAGTGCATCCTTTCCGCGCATCGAAAAGCCGTTTGCAATACAGGAAGCCGAATCAATCCTAAAACCACCGATCGGATAGCCGCCCCTTGCTTTGCCGCGTGTGAAATAACTATATCGGTTTAGAATCTGCATGATAGTACTTTTTCCTGTACCGATGTCACCTCGTAACAATAACCCTTTATTTGAATCTAGCTTCTCGGATCGTCCTTCAGTATACAAAAACAGTTGGTTCATTATGTTTCTATTCGAATCGTCTATCTTGAAGTTAGGACAAACATATTTGCAACACGCTTTAAACCACTCCGGGCGCTTCTCTACTTCTATCGGCTCGTCATAGTACGGTAGTCCGTATGATAGTATCGCCGCTATCGGTAGAGTCTGTTTGCTTCTTGTTTCCATATTCGCATTTATCGTTTTTTAGTTCAAAAAATCCCGCCCAATTATTCGCAATCGATTCATCTACGATTTGAGATGCGACCGCCGGATTACCTTTGCTCAATTTCACTAATTTGTTGTAACACGCTTTGAGTGACTTTTCCGATTTGTAATTTTCCCGCCTGTCTTTCTTGTATTCAAGCCAGAGCGAAAACGCTTCTAAAAACTCGTCAGATATAAAATCAAAATCTCCATGAGAGACTTTAGAGAGTATATTTCTGTTTGGTTTCTGTTTTAGTTTATTATAGTCTGTACTATCCCCTGTATCATTGACTCCCTTATCTACTGTATCATTGGCTGTCTGATTGGCTCCCTTATTGGCTGTCTGATTGGCTGTAAAATTTACAGTAGTAGTTACAGTAGTTTTAAATTCCTTCACGAAAGAATAAGAGCTTATAATACGTTTGTTCTTACCAGATTTATAATAAATCAATCCTGCATTTATTAAAGACTCACGGGCTTTTATTAGTGTTTTCTCATTCACGTTAAGCGCAAAACAAAGTTCAATGTTCGAGCAATCGAAAACGTCCCTCCAATCTTCGCCGTTACAAATAGCCACTAATTCGTAAAAAAGGGCTTGTTCGGTGGCGGTAAATCTGAAACGTCGTCGCGCTTTTCGCATCTTTTCGGTTAGCGTATATCCGTCTATATTCATCACACTTATAAAGTCTATCGAGCGACATAATAACTACAAATCCTTATCCCGATCGCCCGCCCTACTTTCAGGACGGAACAATAGCAAATAAAATTATTCTCTCTTCCTCCGTTGCGACACGTTCGACAATCGTGTTTTACTTGCTTTTGTGCTGTTTTCTTCACCATTCTTATACCTCCTTTATTTTAATTCCATGAACGTAAAGCATGAGCTTACGTTTGATTATATACTCCTTTGTCCGAACACCTTTAGTATCTTCGACGATATACTCACCATCCCGATAATAAACGAAATCCGCGATGTAGTAAACTCCTCGTTCGATCAGCTTCTTTTTACGTAGCATCTTCCGCACTCCCTGCACTTCATAGAAACGATATTGAGGCGAAATAAGCTCGTATTTTACTTGCTCTTGTAATCCGGTTATAATCCCCTTCTTTTCGAGTAGTTTCAACTCCTTAGCGCGTCGATATTCCTTTTTAGAGTCGTATCCGTCTATTTTTACATTGTTATACTTTGCCATGTCATTTTAATTGGTTTGTGAATAGTGGATAAGCCCGGATTCGAACCGGGAATGATACTTCAAGAGCCGCACCGCATTAACGGAATGTCTAGCGATCAACCTTACATAACTAGGCGTTTCCAATTCCGCCACTTATCCGATTTGCCGGGGCTTTCACCCGGCGCGTTGTTACTAATTTGATAAAACCTTCGCTCTTTTTATATATCCATGTTTTTGAAACTCATTAATATAAATCAATTCTTTCGTCCAATTCCCAGTATTGTCTTTTTTGGGTTGTAGCCTAAAATGTCCTCTAACGGAGAAGCATTCATTTCGAACAATAGTAGTAAACCATGTGCAATCCATAAGATTAATATCGATGTCTGACTTATTCTTGTATTTTCTTGCTCCAACCTTTAATTTTGATTTGTGACTAATTGTTTTTGTGTCAACTTTAGCGTATTTTTTAAAAAGAATATAGCAAAGGATAAAAGATACTCTAAGGTTGGCGTTACTCATAAGATCAGCCCCCCCCACCCCGTGCATAGATGTTCTAAATGTTTCATTCTCTTTATTTTTTAGTTCGGACACCCCCTTTATAAACCATATTGAAGGCCTTCCTTCGTTTTTAAT